ATGAGCATCCTCGCCGTCCTTGATCAGGTCTCGTGCGCGAACACGGCCTGGGCTACCCGCACACCCCGGCACGCGCACCACGCGATGCAGGTCCACCTCGACTGCACGGTCGGCGAGTGCCCCGCGAAAACGCACGCCTGGCGGATGCTCGTGCGCCTCGGCCACATCCGACCCGACTCAGGCCGCCCCCGGTCGTGAGCGGCGGACTGTCCGTCCTTTTCGAGGACGATGAGTACCAGCCGGAGGGGTGGGTCCAGCACGACGACGGCACCTGGTCCGTCGTCCTGCCGGACGGGACGGTTGTCCCCGCCGCCGAGGTCCCCGACCCCGAGCGTGAGCTCGCCGCCGCCTACATCGACGTCGACCCGATCGACGTCACCGATATCGAGCTGCAGGTGAGAGGAAGGAAGATGAACGTGCTCGGACCCGGGCCTGAGGGAAGCTCGCACGACAACTGGAACACCCAGGCGAACGCCGACGACGACGGACAGGACTGACAATGGACCAACGAATCCGCCAGCTCCGCGTCGCATCCGCAGTGCTCGCCGTGATCGTTCTGGCGCTCGCGACGGCACTCGTGATCATCGCCTAGACGGAGGAGGTACAGCGTGTCTCCACCCCCACAGTTCGATTGGCGCCGGTTCTGGATCGCCGTCGCCGCCGCCGCGATCATCGCGCTCGGTGTCGCGATCGCGATCAACGTCTGGATCCTGTAACGACGAAACCCGCCCCCAGCGCGAAGCTGGGGGCGGGTTTCGTGTATCAGCACGCTCGTGGTCGGCGATGATGTCGGCAACCACGATTCAAAGGGGAACACCACCATGAGGGCATTCGCCCTGGCGGCTCTGTCCGCCGCCGCGATCGCGATCACCGCATGCGGCACGAACGACACCACCACCGCCACCGCGTCGGCGGGCACCGACGACGAACTCGCCGCCGAGATCTCCCGCGAGGTGTACGGCAGGGAACTCGCCGACGCGAAAGCCGGCGAGGACGCCGCCCGCGCCGCCGCAGTGGAGGCTGCCGAAACGAACTGCCGGGTCATGCGCGCGCAGCTGTCCACCAACCCCGGCGAGGCGAACACCGCGGCGCTCACCAGCCTCGTCACCGAACTCCGTTCCACCGGCCTGTCCCGTGAGCAGGCGCTGCGGATGATCCGCATCAGCGCCGACTACAAGTGCCCCGAATTCATCGGCACGGTGCGGGTTTTCGAGGCCAGCAGCTAGGTGATCCGCACCCACGTGCTCGCTCCCGTTTGCACGGTGAGCGAGCTCGCCATCGCGGCCATACCCTCGACGGTGATGGCGTCGTCGTCGGCGACCGTGACACCGGTCGCGGTGACGGTGAGCGTGCCCGATCCGACCGCAGGGATGGCGATGTTCGCCCCCTCGAACAGTAGGCTGCCGTTGCGCATCAACCGCAGCCTGCCGTTGACGCTCGCGAACTGGCTGTTGTTGACCGGGATTGACGCTGCCACAGTCGCATTCGACTTGCCGCCGTTCGACACCAGGGCATGAGCCACCACCGTCGACCCGGGGTAGTTCGCAGTGTCGGCGACCCAGTTCGGGATCTGTGCGTAGGACGTTCCGAGTAACTGGGTGCCGTTCTTGGTCATGCCGCTGGGCTCGAACTGGATCGCGCTGACAACGGGCGTGTGGGCCTGCACCGACACCGTCATCACCGGCGCCGCCACGCCCGCGTCGGCATGCATCACGGGCGTGTGCGCCTGCGCGGCCACCGCCACCGCCGGTGGAGTAGACGAGCTGGCCGCCGTCACCGCCGGAACCTGCGCTTCAGCGGTCACCGCGACGACAGGCGGTGTGACCGCGATTCCCACGACGGGGACGTGCACCGTCGCACCGGCAGTCGCTGCGGGCACGGTGATCTCGCTGGCCGCGAAAACCTCCGGCACAAGAGCTGCGGTCGTGAGCTCGGCGGCTGGTGCGTAGGTGGCGATCTGGTGCGCGGGGACCGCCATCTCCACGGCGACAGCGATCAAGGGCACCTCGATCGCCGACGACGCGCTCACGGTGGGCAGCAGCGCTTCGCTGTCGATCTCGATCGCGGGCGGGGCCACAGCGATGCCGACGATCGGCGGCGGCATCATCACCGCCACGATCATCGCCGGAGCCGACACCACCTCGGCGTCGACGAAGCTGGGCGGCAGCATCTCCCACACCATCGTCGCGACCGGGGCCGGCGCGACCCGCGGCGTGTCCGGTGTGCGCGCGGCGAACTGCACGCTGGCACGCGGTGCCTGCACCGTCGCGTGCGACCGCACCACAGGAGCATGCGCCTGGACAGCGAACCCGGCGGCGGGCGCGCCGAATCCCGGCGTCACCCGAGGCACTGGCATGGCCAGCGTCAGTTTCGCTGCGCGGGCGCCGATCTGGCCCATCGCGGTGTCGGACCAGATCAGCTGGCCGCCCAGGTACGCGCGGGTGTAGCGGGTGCCGTCCCGGTAGATGCGCTGGATGGGTGCGCCGCGCGAGGAGATCCCCACGTGCTGGCCCTGGTCAGGCAGCCGTCGCGGTGATGATGCCCGCGGCGTCCCACACGATTGAGAATGTGCCCGCGGTCGTCGAAATGTTTTGATCGAAGTCGACGTAGCCGATCAGCGGCCTCGTCGCGTCCGAACCCGGGCTCGAGTTGTAGACGATCGCGTAGCGGGCGGTGATGGTCGAGTTCGGCCAGCTCACGTCCGCCGCGTCCAACGTCAACGTGTTGGTGCCGGCGTTGTAGGTCGCGGTGCAGGACCCGAGCGTCGCGCCGCCGGCGGTGTAACCGGTGCCCGTCACCTCATTCGTGATGTCGCTCTTGTAGGCGTGGGTGTCCTGGTTCGGCGTGTAGCTCGAGGTGCAGAGCATCACCTTGATGACGTCGGTGTCCCAATCGATCTCCTTGTTGACGATCGAACGCAGGGCGAGCCCGTAAAGCTTTGCGCTAGCGGCCATTTCGGCCTCCCTATCCAGTCGTGAGATACAGCGTTTCGGAGTCGGGAGAGGGAATGGCGTCGTACTCGGTTTGGGTGAGGGCTTGGATGCGGGAGATCCCGCCGCCGTTGCGCACCGCTGCGGCTTCCTGCTCCGGAGGGACCGGCAGTCCTTCTTGGATGCGCGGCCAGAGCCGGACCGGCGTTTCGGAGTCGGGGATCGTGATCCGGTATTCGTGGGCGCCGACGCGCACGACGGCGGGGCCGGGATCGAGATCCGGGGTGGTGAGGACGCCGTCGACGGCCTGACCGTGCCACAGCTGCGTGGTGACCATGCCTGTGCCGTCAGCGGATTCGCGCAGCAGCAGCGCGGAGAAGGTGAAGACGGTGCGCTCGTCGGCGCCCGCGATCGACGAGATCGGCTCGCTGATAACGGTCATGACGCCGCCTCGCTCGTTTCGAGCTCGGTGACGCCGAGCATCATCAGCGCCAGGGCGTAACAGCCCTCCACGTCGACGGGCGCGGCCGGTGTGAAGGACCCGGTCTGGCGCACCAGCTGGCGGGTCGCGCAGCCGCCATCCTCCCGCCCCGGATAGACGGACACGGACGGCCCGTGCATGCCGATCGCCGGGGACACGACGACGGTCACGAACTCCCGCTCGACACCGTCCAGCACCCGGGGCGGGTCGAACCGAAAGCAGCGCGCGTCACCGAAAAACCCTGGGACGCTGACGATATGAACAGACGCCTTGGCCATTAGATGTCCTCTCCGATGTATTCCAGGACCGTTACGACACCAGCCGCGCCCGCGGCGCCGGCGCCGCCGCCACCGCTGGGGAATCCGCCGGGTTGTCCGGTGTCGCCGCCGCCGCCCGTCTGCGCCCACTGCCACAGCGCGGGGTTGCTGGTGCCCGCGGGTACGAGGCCGGAGCGGCCGCCGGTCCGGCTGCCGGACCCAGCGCCGCCACCCGCTCCGGACAGCAGATGGAACGGGGCCAGGGTCACGGATTCGCCGTCCTGGCCGGCGGTTCCGCCGGCACCGCCGCGCATCCCGGCGACCAGGCCGCCCGCGCCGCTGTTGAGCCCGCCGCTCCCGCCGGGGACCACAACGTCCATGAACTGGCTGGGGCCGCCGCCGCCACCGCCTGCCCCTCCGGCGCCGACCAGCACGCTGGTCGACGCCGGAATGTCGTCGAGCGGGATGCGTTCGAGTAGCACGGCGGCCCCGCCCCCGCCGCCGACGGCGGAACTTCCCGCGCCGCCGCCGCTGCGGATCAGCACGTCGAGACGGATCAGACGGTCAGGTCGTGTCCACACATCCGACGTTGTGAAAACGTGCATGACCAGCACAATCCGTGCAGCCACAGTTACGCGAACCGTTCGATAATGTAGGCGACACCAGCCGCGCCCGCGCCGCCGCTCGCGTTCTCCGAGCCGCCTCCGCCACCGCCGGCCGGATAGGCGCCGGCCGCGCCTACCTGCACGGCGCTCCCGCCGCCGCCACCGCCGCCGCCGGTCGCGACGACCGCGCTTGGGGAGGTACCGGGCTGGCCGGTGATACCGCCGGGCGAGATGCCTCCCTGCCCGCCGAAACCACCCACGGAATTTCCCCCTATGTTGTTTCCGCCCCCGCCGCCCCCGCCGCCTCCACCTCCGTAGAGGTCGTGCGAGGCGTAGGAGCCGCCGCCGTGGCTGCCCATCGCCAGGTCGGCGTCACCGCCACCACCCGCACCGCCGTCGCCGCCGGGGATCATGCCGACGCCGCCGAGGCCTGGGTGGCTACCGCGCCCAGCGCCGCCCCCGCCGCCGATGCCGCCGCCGAGCCCCCCGCCGCCACCGTTGCCGCCGCCCGCGGTGAGCCACGGATCCTCGCCGACGGGTCCGAGGGTGGTGTTGCCTCCACCATGGCCGGACACCCCGTTACTGCCAGTGTTGGCCGCGCCGCCCGCGCCGCCTGCGCCGATCCCGATCTCCAGCGGCAGGAAGTTCCCGCCGCCGTCCTTCGGGAGTAGCGACGCTGGCAGCCTCATCAGGTGCACCTCGCCGCCGCCGCCACCGCCCGCGCCGCCGGAACGCTGGCCGGGCAGCGCGTCACCGCGGCCGCCGCCACCACCGGCGCCGGCCGCGATCAGGATGACCTCGAGGAACAGGACTCCCTCGGACGGTGTCCAGATCTCACCGTCGGTGAAAACCCATGCGTCGCCCTGGATGATCTGCGCTTGAAACGCGGCCTCGAGATCGGCGAGCTGCTGGGTGTGATCGGTGATGATCGGTAGATCAGCAACGTACGAGTTGTTCACGATCCCGAAGATCGCTTCGATCACGGAGGCGAAACCGCCCAGGATAGCGGCGATTCCGCCCGCGATCAGCGACAGGATCAGCCCGATCAGCCCGCCGCCGAGGCCAGGCCAATAGCTGTCCGTTTCGACCTGCTGTTGCAGGTGTTCGGTGACGGCGTCCTGGGTGCGGCCGGGCATCCCCGGGATAGATCCACCCGCCGACGCGCCCCACTCGGTGCCGTCGAACCCGCCGCCGACGGGGAACGACATCTCAGATCTCCTCGGCGAGCTCCGGCGGGATCACGACAGGGCTCGGCGGCGGTACCAGCCCGGCGCGGCGCATCGCGTCGCACAGGTCGTCGGCGTACCGGCGCAGCTGCCGAATAACCTTGGCGGCCGCGCGGAACCGCTGCTGCTCGTCCTTCTGCTGCTGCTCGAGCTCTTCCACCCGCTCACGGAGGCGTTTCACCTCGCGCGCCTGGTGCGCGGTCCATGCCGTGATCACCATCGCGAACGCTGCTCCCAGCGCCTGGATCACCTCGGCGGTCAACCACGTCACGACCGATCACCACCCTCAGTGTTGTCGCGCGGCGGCACCCACGGCAGCGTCGGGTCGGTGCCGAGAATCCCGCCCTTGTCGTACGGGCGCCACGGGGTGACCTTCGACCGCGCGGACGCCATGACGCCGCCGCCGACGAGCACGCCGACGATGCCGACGACGAGATCGGCTGTGCTGGAGTCGATCACGCCGCGGGCGAGCAGGTAGGCGACGAGCAGCGCGACTGCGGGCCCGACGCGGGTGAGGAGTGGTTCGTCAGCGAGGAGCTGACGTAGCCGGTTCACCGCGACTCCCGCAGCAGCCGCAGGATCTCGTCGGTGTTCCGGCGCGCCAGCGTCGCCTCCCGGTAGGTGGCGAGCACGTACGAGATCAGGGAGCCGCGACGCGCCTTGTTCGTCGAGTCCGGCTTCTGGTCGGGGTCGTCCTTGCCGTCGAGCAGGTCGACCTGATTGACGAACCCATCCCATACGACTTCGTTCCAGATGTCGGCGAGACCGGCGCGCGTCCAGAGTTCGCCGTCCCGCACGTTGTAGAAGATCTTCTGGAACGCTTTCCGCACCTGGTGCGGGACGCCGATCTGGTGGTGAATTTCGGCGAGCCGATTGTCAGACATGTTGTCTCCCGGTGGATTCGGGCCCGGAGTCGGGCCGTCGAGGATTCGTTGGACATCGCGGCGGAACGCGTTCATGTCGATGCCGAAGGGGTCGATCTTCCCCTCGCTGCTGTATTCCTTGTGGCCGACGACGTCGCCCATCAGGCGGCCCTCCGTCCCAGGCGGCGCATGATCGCAGCGCAGCCCCGCTTGTAGGCGTCGAGCTGGACGGCCGGCCATTCCTGGCCGACGCCGTTGTTGACGGCCTCGATGCCGATCGTGTGGAAATTGGCGTTGTTCGTGGGCCAGCCAGGCCAGGAGCCGCGGCCGGCGTGCCAGCACACGCCCGCCGCGATCACCCGGAACAGGCCGTCGCGCTCGAGAACGAGCTGCGCGAGCGGGCCCGGCAGGCCGGGGCGGCCGTTCTGCACAATGCGCCAGTCGTTCGCGCCGCCGCCCGCGGTGTGGTGGCAGATGATCCCGCGGATGTCGAGGAAGTCGCCGTGCCCGCGCTGCAGCCAGCCGTCGTGTTCCAGGACCCGAAGTCCCTCGGCGCGCAGCACATCTGCGAGCCAGACCGGGTCACCCCTCCATGTCATCGGCTGCCTCCTTCTGTCGTGCGGCCTCGGCCTTGTTGGTGAGGTCTCTGATGGCCGCGAGGTACTCCGGGATCGCGGCGGCCGCTTCGGCCGCCATCTGCGCGCGCAGTTCCGGGTCGGTGGTGGTGGTGATCCGGCGCTCCATGGCCGGGTCGACGGCGGCGAGCATCTGGCGCAGCTGTTCGGCCGTCCGCGCATCGCCGGTCGGCGCCGCCGCCGCGCCCTGCGTGGTCGCCGCGTCGGCGGTGGCCTGGTGCGCGGCTTCGTATTTCGCGCGGCTGACCCACGTTTGCGGTGCGAGCCACCCTGCCTCCGGATGGTCGGTGGAGGCGATGGGCAGTTCCTCCATCGCGTCGGGGTGCAGGCGCACGCCGCGCCGCAGCAGGGCCCGCGCCCACTTCTCGCGGACGCGGGGATGGATCGGGACGAGCACCCCGTCGTTCTGGCCGGGGAATGCGTCGAGGATCGCGGTCAGCATGGTCAGCTGGTCCGCGCCTTGGTAGAAGACGGGATGCACTGCGCTCCTTACCAATTCAGGAGATGAGGTGGACGCCGATGTTCTGCATCGTCTGCAGCGCCTTGTTGAGCAGGCGTGCGCTGCGCTCGGCCATCGACATCGACGCTTTCGCGTTGCCGACGGTCGTGGTCCAGCCGTAGGTTTGCCCGGCACCGAAATCCCAGGACAACTCCATGAATTCGACCTGGTCCACGAACAGTTTGTCCGTCACATGTGAGGCGAAGGACCCGATCCGGTGCCCGATATCGAAATGCAGGCCGGGCAGGTATTCACCACCGAATCGGATGGTGAATTGGTGCGCGGTCTCCGCCCTCGTGGCGAGGAACCCCGCCCGCAGCGCGGCGATCGCGGACAGTGACCACGAATTGTTTTCCGCGCCCTGCTGGTAGATTTCCCACAGGTGCACCCACCCCAAGTTGTGGGCGCGTGAATGGTTTGTCCACTGCAGCCACGCGAATATCGTTCCGACGAGGAACGGCATGACCGCGTCCGCGACAATTGATCCGAGGCCGGAGAATCCGGCCAGCAGGAAATAGCCGATCAGCGCGGCGATGGATTCGATCGTCAGCCGGGCGAGATTGTCTGCGAGCGGGTTGTCGCCGCCCACGATGACGGACACCGCGGTCGCGGGCGCCCATGTCAGCTCCCGCGTCTCGACCTGGCTGTAGGGGCCGTCACGGATGACGACCCACGGCCGGGACGGTACGGTCCCGAGCCAGTGCCCCTGGTAGTACTCGTCGGGGTAGATCTGCTGGTCGTCGGTGATCAGGACGCGCGTATCCTCGACGAACCCGGCGAGGAACATGGCGATGGATCGTTGCAGGCCACCGGCTATTCCACCCCCGGTGCCGGTGCCGTCAGCGGCGTAGAAACCGGAGTTGTCCACGACCTCCAGGACGAGCGCGCCGTTGGCGACCTCGTCGACGCCTTCGACCGGGGAGGTTTCGCCGTCGACCGTCAGGATGCGGCGATACGTCAGGGTCAGCTGGGCGTCCTCGAGGGCGTCAGCGATGACCATGTCCATGCGGTTCATGCGCGTCGCGAGGATCGTCCACAGCGACGAATCGTCCAGATCGAACGCTTTAGCCTTGATCAAGACTTGCCAGTCCGACCAATCAAATAAATCATCCCAAGATTCGACGTTGAATGGATCGTCCGGCAATGTCCACGGATGACCATTCAGGCGAATCAAATTCATCAAAATCAGGATAGAAATTGCCCATTTTGCAGGACCGAAAATTGGCAGCACCCGCGGAAATTGGAATACCGGAATGGGCAGTGCAGGATTAGGCGGTCCGAGCATGAATTGCAAGAATTGCAAATCATCGACCCACGTAACTTCAAGATAGTGAATGCGCCCTTTGGTGACGACCTTCCAATTCTTGAGCAGTCCGGACCATCGCTTCGCGCCGCCCATATGATCGACGGTGATGACGACGTTCTTTTTCACCTCCGGGTCCTCCGGAATGGACGTCAGCCAGCGCGCGAGGTGATGATCCAGGCGCAGCCGCAGCATGCCGGGCTGCGACTGATTCTTCCGCCACGGGAATTTCCCGGCCGCCGTCTCCGGCACGCGACCCTTCAGCACCAGCCCGGGTGAGCCGTCCTCGCGGTTCATCCAGAGCCGGATGTGCGGCGGGAGGCGGCGCAGGTCGTGGTACCAGCCGCGGATCTCCTGACACTGCGCGTGCAGCTCGTCGATGTTCGCCAGCGTGGAGGTCACAGTGTCACCCCCCACGGCCGCGAGAACCGGCGCGGAATCCAGACCTTCACCGCCGCACCGGGATACGCGTTGCGCACCATCACCGGCACATCGGTCGGCAGCAGCCCCGCCCGCAGCGGGTAGAGGAAGCCGTTGCCGTCCCACCGCCCCTGCACCAGCGCACCGTTCGCGGCCACGAGCGTCGGCTCGTCCGGGTCGGTGTCGATCGACAGGTCCTCACCGGGCAGCAACAGAGGGAGCCACTCCGCCATCCGGTTCGCGTCGTCGATCGCCCGGTGATAGGGCGGCGTCGTCTTCGCGTACAGCTTCTGACCCCACGAGCGGTCCTGAAACCGCCACTGCGCGGGCGCGGTCGCCTGCGCCCGCCAACACACCTCGACATCGCCGCGGTTCTCGAACGGCAGCATGGCCTCGCCGGATTCGCCGGACTCCAGTTCCCATTCGAGGACGAGCGGGTCGGCCTCCCAGAACGGGTTCTCGCACGCGGCCGCGATCGCGAGCGTCGAATCCCGGTACAGCCACGGATCTTTGCCCTCGTACTCGGCGGTCGCGTACGCGGTCGGCTCGGTGAGCTGCCGCATCTTCAGCCGCCGGATGCCGTAATTGGTGTGCGCTTCCAGTTCGAAGACGCCGTCGCCGACCTTGCCGAGGGCCATCCGGAACCGGGAGTCGAGGTCGGCCCACGCGTACGGGTCGCGGCTCGGGTGGTGCAGCTGCACCGAGAACACGGGATCGCGGCGGTCGTACCGCATCCCCTGGTAGTGGCTGCCCGTCGAGGTTTCCAGCCAATACGTGCTGGCTGGCGCGTCGAAGATCTTCTGCGGGCCCGGCCGCAACAACGCGCCCTCGGTTTCGTCGGTGAGGTTCCACCGCGAGCCGTCAGCCCCGTTGAGGAACAGGGTCAGGAACCGGCTCATCCGTACACCGCCAGCGCGCCCTGGGCCTGCATGCCCGTCCACCGATCCTGTTCTCGCACAAGCTCATGCATGTCCATCACCGACACGGGGCCGTGGAAGTTGACCGAGTGATCCCGCGCCGCCGGTCCGGTCTGCTGGCCGGTGCTGGGCTGCCACGCCGGCGGCGCCGGTGCAGGTGTGCCGATCGCGCCGCGGATCGACTCCAGCAGCGGAAGCGCCGACTCGAACACCTCGGTCTGCCGCGGTGAGAGGACCCGCTCGGGCCGGATGGTCTGTTTGAGCATCAGCCCGATCCCGTTGGCGATACCGCCCTGGTCGTAGCCGTGGCCCTGACCCCACACCCCGACAGGGGAGCCGTAGCGGCCGACCGTGTAGCGCAGGGACGCAGCGATATTCGCGGCCGGATGCCAGATGTCGTTCGGGTACAGTGCACTCCGGTTCGCGGCGAATGTCGGGTCGATCACCTGCATCAGACCCTTGGACGGCGTGCCGTTCTTGGCGTTGATGTCCCACAGATTGATGGCCTTCGGGTTGCCGCCCGACTCCGTTCTCATCTGCGCGAGACCGAGATCCAGCCACGACGCAGGCATCGACAACGCGGACAGGACCTGCGCGAACAGCCCACGCCACTGCTCCACACCACCGGCCGGGCTGTACTCGGGGACCGCCGAGCTGGCGTCGCTCGAGCTGGAATCTCCAGTGGACGAAGACGATTCGGTATCGCTGCTGGTGGTGGGCAGGTTCTTCGGCTCGTACGCATACCCCTCACCGCTGCTGGTGGTGTCCTCGCCCTGCTGGCCGGTGAAGTGGTCGATGGCCGCGTTGATGCCGCGGTTGTAGACGTTCGACGACGACAGGATCGAGTTCTCCAGCCCGAAGAACGAGAGCAGGCCCTCGGCGAGGATCCCGCCCGCGCGGGAGAAGATCCCCTGCAGCGAGTACTCCTCCGGCAGCCCGTCGCTCCCGCCCTTTCCGCTGCCGGACTTGAGGCTCTCCTCGTAGGCGTTCTGGGCGCGCTGGTAGTCGCGGTCGGCTGCCGACTTCTGCTCGGGCGTCGAGTTCGGGTCGTTGTAGACCTGGTTGCGTTTGGTGTTGGCCTGGTCGACGCGGGCCTGGGCGTCCTCCTGGTCCAGATCCTCATTCGAGCGGCGACCGGGCAGCGGCGCCTGCGGCAGCACGGTGGCGTCCGGCCCGCCCGCGATGCCCGACTTCCTGTTCTCCAGCTTCTGGGCCTTGAGCCGGGCCTCCTCGACAGCGAGCGCCGCGGCCCGCTTGTCGGCCTCAGTGGACTTCGGGTTGGCGTTGACCCTGGTCTGCTTCTCCTCGGCGCGGGTGATCGCGTTCTGCGCCTGCTGGAGATCGATCTCGTTCTGGTCAGTCCATTCGACGGCGCCGCCGGTGGCCATCGGCCGCACCAGGCCGGCCTTCAGCGCGGCCCGGAACCTATACACCCCCTGCTGCCCGCCGAGGCGGGCGACGTCGGTGGTGTCGAGCATGTGCTCGCCCGGCATCGCCAGGATCGGCACGCTGTCGCGGCCAGGGATACCGCCGAGGATCGACCCGCCGAGAGCGCGCGGGATCGGCTGCCGCATCCCCTCCGGCTTGTTGAACTCGCCGGTGTAGGTGATCGTGACGGGTTTCGTGGCCGGCTTGGTGATCTCCGCGATCGCTGCGCGCGCAGCCTCGTCCTCCAGGACGATCGTTGCGGTGCCGTTCGGCAGCCGCTCGATCTTGTAGCCGAACTCCTCGAGGCGGGTACGCAGGGAGTCGAAGTCGCGCTGCTGCTCGTCGGTCAGCTTGATCTGGACGGTGCGTGCGTCGGGCACGCTCATCACCGCGAGCCCGAGTGCCTCAAACCTCTGCGCACCTTCGTCGGTGAGACGGAATGTGCCGTTGAGGGTGGCGTTGATCCGCCGCGCCGCCTCACCAGCCTGCCCGGTGGCGGTTTCGAGACCGTTCATCTCGCCGCCGAGGGTGGCGGCTGAATCGGCGGTGTCGGTGAGGGTGCGCTTCAGTTCCGCCAAGTCGATGGTCGTGCCGGACTGCGCGTACTGTTCGACAGCGGAGGGGATGCCCTGCAGTGCCTGGGCGATCTGCTCGTCGTTGAGCCCGCTCTGGCGCCGCGCGAGTTCCCACCAGGAGCTAAAGCCGCGCGCCTGTTCCTCCCCGACGATGATGTCGGTGATCCGGTTGTTGATCCCGGTCCGGGCGTCAGGGTCCAGGCCGAGGCCTGCCCGCACGTACTCCCGCGGGTCCACGCCGAGCGTTTCCGCCTGCTCCAGAAGGCCTCTGGTCTCTAGGTCCTTGGTGGTGCTGGCGATGGTTTCGTCGGTGACTGCGCCGGTGTGCTTGTTCAGCGTTTCGCGGAGTTGCTCGAGCTTGCGGCGCTGTTCGTCGGCGGCCGCGGCGGCTTCCTGGTGGCGGGTGGCCAGCAGGCCGATGCCGATCGCGGCGGCGCTGATGGCCAGGGTGACCCATCCGGCCGGGCCTAGCATCGCGCCGATCCCGCCGATCGCCCGGCTGAGCGCGCCCGCACCCGCGGCGCCGCCCGCCGCAGCGGCACCTGCCTGGAATTTGTGCAGGTGCTGTGTGGTGCTGGCGACGGCGCTTTGGAGGCCGAGGAAGATGGGCGCCAGCGTCTTGTACGCGAGCCAGCTGATCAGGACCGCTTTCAGGATGGAGTCGTGCTCGCCGAGCAGGTCCGCCGCGACGTTCAGGAAGGGCAGCAGGATCGCCGACCAGGTCTGTGCGGCTTCCATCACCGTGCCGAGGATCTCGCCGATGCTGGACAGGACGGGTTGCCACTGGTCCATCTGCTCGCGCGCATCGCGGAAGAACAGGCGCAGTTCGGCTTGTCCCTCAGTGGATTTCAGCCACGACGCCCACCCCTCGGTCAGCTTGTCGGTGGTCGCGAGGAACCCGTCCGTCTCGCCGCGCACCGCGCGGAAGACGCTGGCGAAGATCGCACCGAGGTTGCCGAGCACGGAGACGAACCGGTCCACCGCGGTGATGCCCTCATCGATCCAGCGCGACAGGTCCCCGGAATCGTCGGCCCGCTGCAGGAACGCGTCGAACCGGTTCGCGGCGTCGGCGAATCCCTGCGCCAGCCGGGGCAGGACCGCCGAACCTGTCCCCGTGAGGGTGCGCAGCGATCCGACCACTCCATCGATGCCGGTTTCGAGGATGCCGACCGACTCGGCGGTGTTCCCGAAGATCCGCGACAGAGTGTCCTGCGACTCCTGGTTCCCCGCCTCGCTGAGCAACGTCCGGAACAGTCCGTTGAATTCGCCTGCGACGGACTGCATTCCGCGTTCGAGTACGGGAAGCTGGTTCGTCAGCAGGTCCCCGAGTGGCTGATCGAGACCGGCCAGGGTGGTGCTGCTGATGAGTGCGCTGATCCGGTCCCACTCACCGCTGAAACTCTTTGCGGTGTCGACGATCGCGCGGCCTTCGGCGCCGAGCTTGGCGTAGGCTTCGGCGGCCTTCTCCGGCTTGTCGGAGAGGGCGTCGCCGAGCCCGTCCAGGCCGACGGAGAGCACCGACACCGCGGCTGCCGCGCCCGCGAACATGCCGGGCAGTGCGACAGCGGACTGGAGGATGCCCTGCAGGTCCGCGCCGATGCTCGCGACGGCTGTCGCTGCGGCCGGGAGCGCGGACAGGCCGAGCACGCCGACGTTCAGCCCGACGGGCCCGAACATGCCGGCGAGATTCGACCGGTTCGCGCGGACACCGACGGTGATGTTGCGGCGGTTCAGGGCCGCGATCTGGGCGGCCGCGGCCGCGGTGTCCGCGTCGACGCGCATCGTCATCCGCTTGTACGCGGCTTGCAGCGCCGCGAGTTCGGACGCGGCCATTTTTGTGTTCGCCGACACGCGCACTTCGACGCTGAAACGCATTGCGGTCAGCCGCTTTTCGATGTCGGCCTGCAGCTTCTCGTACGCGGCCTCGGTGACACCGAGTTCGACGTTGAGGTCCGCACGGATCTTCTCGAGCTCGGTTTCGAGCTTGATGATGAAATTTGTGACCTCGGGATTCAGCTCGATGTCGAGCGGGTCGAGGCCGGCCTCGATCTCGCGGAGCTTGGTGTAGAGGGCCTCGGTGAACCCCGCCATGTCCGGGTTGATCTCGATCCCGAGACGCGCCTCGACCTTCTCGAGGTCCTCGCGCAGGTCTTGCACGAATCCGCGGAAGTCGGGCTTGATCTCGACGCTGGCCGAACCGGCACTGTAGGTGGGCATCAGCCTCCTTCCGGGATCAGTTGCAGCTCGAGGTCGCGCATGTCCGCGCGCCGGTTCTGCTCACGCAGCACCAGGTGCGGGTACTCGGGTCCGGGCGCGACCGGCGCGGTAGAGGGATCGGATTTCGCTGCGATCCAGGCGATTTGGGTGAGACGGTTCTCGATCCGGTTCAGTGCTGCGGACAGCGCCGTGTACCCCTCGATGGAGGGCGCGGGGTTGTCGTCTTTCGCGGCGGCGAGCGCCGCGACGACTTCGGGATCTCGCAGCCGCGCCGCGCCGTAGGCGGTGCCCGCGCGGGCCTCCAGGCGCGGCAGCATCTCCCAGAGGTCGACCCAGTTCCGCTCGCCGCGCAGCCAGTCGTCGAGGTCGAGGTGGAGGATTTCGTGGAGGTCCCAGCGCAGCGCGGCCCCGTACCCGCCAACGACGTCTACGAGGCCGGAGTACCCCCCGGCACATCACCCGCGCCGGCGCCGAAGAAGTGATCCTGGAGCCGCAGGTAGAGGCCGTACAGGATGCGTTTGGCGTCCGGCTGGTCGTAGGTGGCGGCGATGATGCGCAGCATGTCCGGGTCGGACACCAGCGCGCCGATGAACGCGACCGCGTCACCGCGGCGCGCCGCCAGCTCGAGCGACCAGCGGACGGCGTCGTTTTCGGGCCACTTGATCACGATCGGCGGGTCGAACCCCATGTCGGGCCCGAGCACGTAGGGCTCGATGTTGGCCTCGACGAATTCGATTCCGGCGGCGCGCTGGCGCAGCGATTCGAACGCGGCGTTGCGCGCGGCCGCCGCAGCGTCGGCGGGCTTCGGCGCGGCGGTCTTCTTGGCCGGGGCCTTGCGGGCGGGAGTCTTTCGAGGGGCGGGCATGAATCCTCCTGGAAGTCCGGCGCTTTCGGGAGATGAGGGTCGTCCCGCGCCGCGCCGGTGGGGGCGCGGGACGACCTGGTGGCCGATCAGACCGGGACGGTGACCGCGCAGGTGTCGGTCAGTCCGCCGAGGGTGGCGGTGATGGTCGCCGAGCCGGACGAGACCGCGGTGACCAGACCGGACGTCGACACCGTCGCGACGGCGGGAGTGCCCGAGCCCCAGGTGCATTCGGCCGTGCGGTTGTAGCCGTTGTTGTCGATCACGGTGAGCTGCAGGTGCTCGCCTTCCTCCAGCTCCACGGCGGAGGGGTGCACGACGATCGACGATGCCGCGGTGATGAACCCGGCGTCCTCGGCGATCGCGTCGAAACCTGCGCCCGAGACGCCGAAGTCGTACAGGCCGCCCTCGTCACCGTCGCCGAAGTCGGCGTCGTCGAAGATGCCGAGGGTGAGCGGCAGGCCGAGTTCGGTGCCCTGGTTGCCGGCCATCGGGCCGCGCCGCGAGACCGCGACCTTGGGCAGCTTGAAGTACGGGTACAGGTCTCCGCTCGAACCGCGGTCACGCGCGACGAGCAGTGCGCTGTAGTAGAAGATGTCCAGCGAGGACGTCTTGGACGCGTTGAAGCCCTTGCCCGGCGACGCGGTGGTCAACGCGAGATCGACGTTGTGCCACAGGCTCAGGTTGATCTTGCGCCATTCCTGCGCGGTGTAGTCGACCGTCAGGCCCTCGCTGGTGGGGACCAGGCGTCGGGGGCCGGACGAGCCGTAGCCCTCGATCGGGGAGGTCTGCAGGTCCGGTGCGATGCTGACGGCGGCCTGCTTCTGGATCTCACCGCTCGTCAGCCAGCCAGCGGGCAGGGTTTGCAGCACACCGGAGGCGTCGCACAGGTCGGCGGGCATGTACGGTGCACCCGGCGACCACACGTGCAGCATCACCAGCCAATCCAGCGCGGTGAAGACGAGCGGGTCGTTCTTGCCTTTGAGGGCGAGGAACGTAGTCGGGGCCATGAGGCACTCCTTATGGACGTGACGGACCGCCGCGCGCACGGCGCGGTGCCCGTCGAATTCGATTCAGAGGGAGAGGGATTCGCGGATGACGGCGTAATCCGGGAGGTTCGGCGGTCGTCGCATCAGCAGCCGGAACGTCATCGGCACGAGGCGGTGGTCGGGGTTGAGCCCGGGTAGCATCTGCGGCCCTTGGATCTCCTCCGCCGAGGCGAGGTGGGTGATGCTGCCGTCCTCTCGGCGCACGTCGCCGCCGTGCTCGTACGACAACAGCATCTGCCGGAGGTACTCCAGGACGGCCCAGGAGTCGCTGCGGGTCCGGGCGATCACCCCGAACTGCACTGCGGACGGGTCGAAAAGGCCGCTGGCCATGGCCATCCCGCCGCGGTAGACCCGTACGACCGGCGTCCCGGACTCGACGAGCGCGGTGTGGTCCGCGGTCAGCCACTGCACCGCCAGGCCCTGCGGTGTCAGCATGTCGAGGAACGTCTGCGCCAGGTCCATGGCCACGAGCTCGGCGTCCGGGAACCCGCCCTCGTACCAGCCCGGGAAGACGATGGTCACAGCAGCGTCCCCATGGCGTTGAGCACCAGATTCAGGTCGTGGGCGCCCTCGACGACCGTGACCGTTTCGTCCTCGTGCTCGATCTCGTACCCGAACTCGTGCGGCAGACCGTAGTAGGCTCCGGGCCCGCCGACGAGCAGCCGCACACACCAGCGGTCGTTCCGGTCGCCGCCCACGAACGTCTCCGGCCGAGCCGAACGCGCAAGCCTCGCAGTACGTTTCGACACGATCTCGCGGTAGAGGGCTTGGGCGATCTCGCCGCGCTCCCACATCAGCGCCCGCATCTCCCGTGACATCAGCAGCGCCGTGACGGCCGGATTCGGGACCGGGATGTCATGCTGCATCCGACACTCCTCTCAGCCGCACCACGACTCCCGGCTCCCAACCGGTGAACGGGGAGTGCACCGGCCAGGGCTGACCGTCGACGCGGTACTTGATGCCGCCGACGATGACGTGGTCACCGGATCGGATGTCCGCCCCTGGCGGGCAGAGCAACTCGATCCGGGTGATCACCGAGCTGCGGCGTTCCCCGCTGGCGCGGGTGTCGTTACGGGTGACGGCGTCGGTGGTGTCGACCATGGTGATCGCGCACCCATCGACCGTGTGCGTGGTCGCCGGGCCCGGATCGCCGGTACGGTCGCGCTCTCCCGGTCGCGAGACCGTGACGGTCTCACCGGCCGAAAACATCCACCCTCCACGGCGCGGTGGGGATGGTGCCGAACTTGCGGCGCTTCCCGTGCCCGCGCAGGGCGTCCAGCTCCGACTCCTCGAAATACAGCTGGCCGGAACCCGCGGCACGGGAGCGGGTCACGGAGTATACCGACGCCGATTCCTGTTGCGCGCCTGCGGGATTGCGGTACACGCGCAGCACGGCTTCGCACACCATGTCCCGGGCCCGGTCCAGCCGGACCGGGTCGGTCGTGGTGGCCATGGATGGGACCAGAGAGATCAGCAGCGTGGATGCTGCGGTGATCTTCGCGTCCAGCCACGCGTTCCGGCTGGTCGGGATGACGCCCTCGAAATGGCCGCGGACGTCGTCCCGGGTGGCGAACATCAGACCGGCACCCCGGCGGCCTCGCAGGCCGCGATGATGTCGGCGCGCTTCCAGTCCGGCAGCACCTCAACGCCATTCGCGGTCGCGTACTCCTCCCAGACGACGCGGGACGCGGCCGGACCGGTCTGGGGCGGCGGACCGTCACCCACCGCCGCCGGCGTGGCGCCGTGCCCAGCACCGTCGTCGCTTGCGGGCGGCGGTGTCTGCGGCGGTTCAGCCGGAGGCGCAGGCGGCGCGGGCTCCGGCTCGGGTTCCGGCTCGGGTTCCGGCTCCGGCGGGCGGGATTCCCACACCGCCGGGTTGGTGATCTTCGCCCGCGCCCACTTCGGGATGTACTGGTTCGGCCCGAATTCGTGCACGGCACCGGTCTCGTCGGTGACGTGCACGTGCCGCTTCAGGCGGGTCATGCGATGACCTCGCTGATCAGCAGCTTGCGCGGGTCCCCGAGGACCGGCATACCGACCGCATCCACCGAGGCGTGCTTGCGGTAGGGGAAACCGTCCTCGCGCTCGATGACGCCGAGGATGCCCGCCGCGGTCTCCAGCTCGACCTTGTTGGCCGCGAGCTCCAGCGCGGTAGTGGGAGTACCCCACGCGGTGAAACCGAGCTCGGCCGGATTGTCCGGCAGGAACAGCAGCTTGTTCTCCGGCAGCACGCGCACCGAGGTGCCGTCGATGTCGAAGTTGCTGTTGTACTCCGCGCCAAGCGGGGGCAGGCCCTCGCCGCCGAGGATGTCGTTGATCTCGGGGATCGTGACCCGCGTGCGGCCGGCCGCGGCACCGTGCACCGCGTTGATGAACTGCTTGTTGCGCTGCAGCAGCCGCAGCACTTTGCGGCTGGTCAGGAACTGCCCCGGCATGCTGCCGGTCGTCGCCTCCCACCGGTCGCCCCACGCGACGAAATCGTCGAGTGGCGTGGAGTTCTCGACATCCGACCACAGGATCGCGGGCGCGACCATGTGGTTGGTCGGGATGCCGTAGTCGAGGACCTGGTGCACCCCGTTCTCGTTGATCTCGAGGACGCCGTCGTCCAGCACGTCGCCCCACGCGAGCTCGATGCGGTTGTAGACCTGCTCGGTGAGGTTGTCGAGATCGTTGTAGACCGCAGTGGCCAGCGACTCGACCAGAGTGCCGCCCAGGCGCGCGAACTCGAGCTGGCGACGCTCGTACTCACCCATCGACAGGGTGGCGCCGAGCGGCAGCATCCGCACGCGGTCCTGCTTGCCGGTGTCGCGCGCCGAAACCCAGTGCGTACCATCCCAGTTCCGATACCTCGCGGCCCGGTTGGTCTTGGTGATGGTCGCGAAATCGATTGTGTCGCTATCGAATTCGCGGCGCGGGAACAGTCCCGACAGCGCCAGATTCGACGGCATCGGGATGGACTGCGTGTAGGTCGCGGTCGCGTCGAGGGGGACCGGACCGTCCAGGAAGAGAGCCATCTCGTCGTCTCCTTACGACTCGAACCGGATGCCGGGCAGATCGGCGACGGCGGCGGCGTCGAGCGATCCGGGGCCGGACTGGAACGGGAGCTTGGCGGGGCTGACGAACCCATGGATCAGGCGGCCGGTGCCGACCTGGCTGGCCAGGCTGCCGTTCGCGCGACGGGCGATCACCTTCGCGAACGTGAGCCCGCGGGCGACTTCGCGGCCGTCGTTCGCACTGTCGGAGTACGGCCCGTACAGGCCCGTGCTCGTGACGCGGCCGATGACGGTGCCCGACGGGATGTAGCCGTCCGGGAAGTGCGAGTTGACGCCCGGAGTCACGGTCGCCGGGGTGATGTTCGGCGAGGAGCCGCCCGTGAACTCGTGCGCGACCGTCAGCTGGGCGACGTTGCGCTGGCCGAGCGCGTTGATGAACGTCACGGTGTAGGGGCCGCCCGCGCTGCCGGTGACGGTGACGTTGCCCGCGCCGATCGTGGACAGGCCCTCGAGCTCGTCCTCGACGGTGGCGGCGCTGGCGTTGTGCGCGATGTCGTCGGTGGTTTCGCCGCCGAACGTCGCGGTGAACGTGCCGCCGGTCGGCGACCCGGAGATGGTGAGGGTCTGGACCTCGTTGGTGCCCGCGGCGGTGAACAGGCTGATGTCCAGCGTCGCGTTGGGGGTGTAATCGGTGCCGTGGATGTCGAGTAGCCACTGCTTGTTGTCCACCTGGTAGTGGGTGGTCTCGCGACCGATGTCCGTGGACATGGTTCGCCTCCTTCATCAGGTTGTCTTGGTGCCAGTGGGGTGCCGTTTGGCGGCCATGGCCTTGCCTTGCTCGATGCCGGACTGGCCGGAGGGGCGGCCGGAGTTCTGTCCCCAATCCCGGTGCTGGGGTACGCCTGCGCCGAACTTCTGCGGGTTGCCGTAGAGCGCGGTGAGATGGCTGACGACCTTGTCGGGGTCGATCTCGCCGGTCTCGGTGGCGAACTTGCTGGGCGAGGCGATCTCGAGGAACGCTTGCAGCTGCGCCGGGTCGGTGAGGATCGTCGCGGCGGCGGCCTTGAGCTCTGCGGCCTGCAGCTTCGACCTCCACTCCGAATCGGCTGCGGTGCGCGCGGTTTGGGCGGCCTCGGCCTTGGCGGCCTCGATCGCACGCTCGGACTCGGTGCGGTTCTTGTCCTCCAGCTCCGCGAGCTTCTTCTGCATCGCGGTGACCTGGTCGGCCGTCAGCCCGCCAAAGGCGTTCACGCGGCCTTCGTGCTTGCGGGACTGCGCCTTCCAGTACGCGGCCTGCTGTTCGGCGGTCATGTCCGCGACCGGCGTGTTGGCCGGGTAGCCGGGCTCGCCGTCGCCGCCCGTGCCGCCAGTGCCACCTGCGCCGCCAGTGCCACCTGCGCCGCCAGTGCCACCTGCGCCGCCGGAATTGCCGTTGCCGCCGGCCTCGCCGGACGCGCCGAGGACGGGCCAGATCGGGCCACGCTTGCCCATGCCGAGCGCACGCAGACCAGTAACCGGGTGGATCAGATCAAGCATCGAATTCCCCTGTCGGGATTGGTGTTTCGCCCCGTGACGGGGCCGGGTGTGGGTGCCCTGACGGGCCGCCGCCGACCCGGAGATCGGCGGAACGTGTTGAGTGCCGGGTTAGAGCAGCGCTTCGAAGCGCGCGATCATCCGGCGGTGATAGCGGACCGGATCGGCTCCGGCTTGGCGGTACCGCCCTTCACCGGTTTCACGGGCACGAGTATCGGCCCGAGCTCGGAGTGCTCCTCGACCTTGTAGCGGGTGCGCTTCAGCTGGTCGCGGCCGGTGCTGCCCGCCGCGTCGTACAGGGCGTCCAGGTCCTTGCGATTCAGGGCGTGACCGGGGTCGTAGTCCGAAAACACCGGTAGCACAGTGCATTTGCACTCCGCGTGGATGGCTTTCAGTTCCGCGATCCGGTAGATCCGGTCGGCGGCCACGATGCACATGCCGCACACCCCGCCCCGCGACCGCTCGGGGTGGACGATGCGCCGGTACCCGATCACCTCACGGTCGAGATCCACGGTCTGCTGCAGCGCCTCGGTCTCCACGAGCGCACGCGCGAGCTGCAGATTCCCTTCCACGATGGAGCCGATGCGCGTCTCCGCGACGCGGGTCGCCTCGACGTGCACGCGGCCCGTCGACCGCTCGTACCGGTAGGCCTTCGCGGCGCGCACCATCACCCGGGTCGTGCGCGAATCCTCCACGCGCACCGCGCGTTCGACGCCGCCGGCGTACTCGACGTGGACACGGGACCGCGCCGCTGACGTCGGCCTGTCGTAGCGGACGCGGGCGCGCCGCTCCCCCGCACTCGGCTCCGCCCGCACCGGATCAACCTCGGTATCGGTATCGGTGGCCGTTTCAGTTCGGGCGCCGCGCACGTCGTCGGGGATCTGCGCGGAGACCCGCAGTCGCGCGCCCAGCGCCTCGAGCTGAGCTGTCTGCGCGGCCGCAGTGGCGGTAGCGACGCTGCGCTGCGCGGAGATCAGGTGACGGCCGGCCGCCTCAGCGAACGCGGTCACCTGGTCGTCGTCGTAGGGGTTGGTGGTGCGCCACAGCGTCGTGATCGCCTCGACGACCGTCGTGTGGACGCCGTCGACGACCGTTGCGAGCGCGTCCGTTGTCGCGGCGAGCTGATCGAGCAGTTCCGGCCGCACCTGCGCTGCCGCGTAGGCTGCCGACGCCACGACCATCGCCTCCGAGTACGTCAGCGCCGCAACGGGTTGCGTCACGCGGCCGCGCCCGATCCGTCGCCGGGCTCGTCGTCATCGCCGGGTTCGGAGCCGTCGCCGGGCTCTCCGGGCGCGGGCGGCGATGTGGGTGAGTTCGTGGCCAGCGTGAGCAGCCGCTCGGCGTTCAACTCGATGATGTTCTGCTCGGCCTCTTCCGGCTTCATGCCCCAGATCCGGATCAGCTGGCTACGCGTCGAGAGCACACCACGGGACTGCGCGGTCGCCGAGCCGCGGTCGGCGAGACTGTTGTTCTCCAGCACGCCCCACTGCAGTTTCAGGCCCGCGCCGCGCGCGGCCTGACCCGCCATCGCGAAAGCCATGCGCAGCAACATCTTCAGACCGGGTTCGACGCGGGCCCGCCGGTCACGCACTTTGAACTCGATACCCTCCCTGGTCAGGGTGGCACCTTCCGCGGTCTGGTTCGCCGAATCGGGCGCGAACATGTGCAGCGGCGTCGACGTGAGAACGCCGAACTCCTTCACATCGTCGCGCTTGGCGTTCAGGATGCCGGTCAGGTCGGTCGGCGCGGACTCCCAGAACTTCACGCCTTCCGGGACGCGCCACATCGCGCCCGGGTCGCGGCGGAACATGTCGGCCCAGAACTCGTCGTCGACTTCCGGCAGGTCGCTTTCCTCGTCGCTGTCGCCCTCGAGGTCACCGATGACGGCCATCTGCCGAAACGACTGGTACCAGGTCAGGACGATCCGCTGCAGCGTGGTGTCGTTGATCCGGTCCAGCAGGTCGATGTGCTCCTCGAACTCGCCGAGCCCGTTCTCGTTGAGGAACTGGATGACGGGTATGCCGCCGAGATCGTCGATCCCGACGACCTGCTCCGGCTCACCCTCCCATTCCCACTTCGCCAGGTGCACAACACCATTCGGGTGCAGCGACCGCTTCGCCGTGTACCGCCACCCCGGCAGAAACAGGTGCGCGGTCTCGGTCCCGAGCAGCTCGTCGACGCTGCGCACCATCGCCGCGCGCAGAATGTTCGGGTTGGCGGGGTTCGGGACGCCGATCGCGTTCCGCGGATCCAGCGCGGTGATCATCGGCCGGCTGTCACTGCCCGGCGCCGACGGCACCACCAGGGCGTACGCCTCACTCATCGCGAACAGGAAGCCGAGCAGGTCCTGCACCTGGACCTGCAGGTTCGAGACCTCGGCGATCTCGGCCGCCAGGTCGTCACCGCCGACGTCGCTGTCCTGGTCGGTGCTCGCACCGACTAACACCATCCGGTCCCGCAGCGCCCGCACCGGAATGGGCGCGTAGTTGCAGCGCGCCTTGCGCATCACGGCCTGGAAAACCTCGGTGTAGTCGGCCGCAACCTGCGGAAGCGGCGGCCGCCCTGTGTAGTACGCCCACAGCCGCTCGAACCGCTGGCGGCGGGTCTCACGCACCTCCCGCGGCGCGCCCGGAGGGGTCCACGGCTGCGGCTCGTACCGGTCGAAACCGGCCATGAGCTGCTGGAACCACCAGTCCGGGGTGCCTTGGTCGGGTTTGAGCTCCACTCGGTCACCGCCTCCCTGTGATGCGTGCAGCGCGGCGGCCGCGGCGCTTCGCCGGTGGCGCGGTCAGCACGTCCATGCGGGCCTGCCACGCGAGGATGAGCGCCATCGCGGCGTCGAATTTCCTTGTCGGGTGCAGCTTCTGGAGGATCCACAACCGCTTGCCGTGCTCATCGAGCAGGTTGATCTCGCGTTTGCCCGCGTTGCCCAGATGGCGGGTCAGGTTCGGGTCCCCGTTGTGGCTCACGCGGCCGGTGTCGATCGCCTCGATCAGGGAGCCGATCGCCGCGACCATCGCACGCTGCCGGTTCGTCCACCACTCCTGCACGATGTCGCCCCACCTCGCTGACCATTCGCCGACCGTGTTGTTCCAGTGCGGCGGGTCGGCGTACATGCGCATCACGCGGTAGCGGGTCATGATCTCGGCGAGTTTCGCGGTCACCTCGGCCTCGTCGACTTCCCAGTCCTCGTCCGCGTCGTCCGGCCGCTCCCACAGGCCCACCAGCTCCGCGAACCCGGTGTCCACGTCGACCATCACCAGCGCGGTGGAGTCCCGCATACGTGCGCCATCGAAGCCCAGCACCACGCGGGCCCGGCGCGGTATCTGCTCCCCGGTCAGCTCGAGCGGCTTCCACTTCCGCACGTCGAACGCCTGCGCCGCCGACTGCGTCCACCGGTTGGTCCACACCCGCTCCAGGTAGGTCTTGTCGGCTTTCGGTCGATCCCACTGCGACGCAATGCCTTCGATGTCCGACCATTCGGCCACGTCCGGGCCGGACGCTTCGGTGATCGCCTCCACGCGGTCCTCGAACTTGTCCAGGTCGTAGCCGTCGGACGCCTGGCGGTGGAAGAAGAAGAACGAGGGCCGCTCGACCTCGCCGCGCGCGATCTTCTCGGCCTCGAAGTACTCGTCCTCGGCAACAGAGTCCTGGCCGGGTTGGCCGGCGGTGGTCGCCGACATCATCCACGGATCCTCGAGCGGCCGCTTAGGCAGGTTCGCGATCATCGTTTCGACCGCGGCCTTGTGGTTCGGCAGGTACAGGCGGTGCGGCTCGTCGATGCCCTGGAACGTCGTCCGCGCACCGTCGCGCGCGTTCGGCGCGCCGGCGATCGGCACGGCCTTGCCATCCGGTCGCCCGGCGTCGATCCGCACGATCCGGTCCAACCCGATATCGAACAGCTCCGGGTCCGCGCCCTCTTTACAGATCACCATCAGCGCGCCGTACGCGAGCTCGGCGACCTGCTCCTGGGTGTTCGCCAGCAGCGGGATGTAGGGGTCGCTCACCGGACGGCCCTGCCGCAACGTCCCATCCCGCTCGAACCCGTTGAACCGCACCGGCGATTCGGGATGCAGTTCGGCGTAGGCGACCCACGCCATCATCTCCGTCTTCGCTGAGCCCTTGCGCACCGAGATCCCGCCACGCTGGAACCGGCGCCGGCCTTCCCGCGGATGCCCTCGCGGGAACACCTCGTAGGCGCGATAGATCCAGAACCGCTGATCCGAATTCAGCCGCGCCGGTTGTCCTTTCAGACTGCCGGGACCGAATACCGCGCGCTCCTCGATGAACTCGCACACCTGGTCCCCGAGAGTGGGCCACGGCTCATCGTCCGGCGGCGGGACGATCAGCAGCACTACGTCACCTGGCGCATCGCCTCACGCGGATCCGGTGCTGCGCTCGGCCGGCGCCCGGCCCGCCGCGTCGTCGTCCGCTCCTCCGCAGCCTCACCGCGCTCGATCTCCCACTGCAGCGTGCGCCGCGCCATCGGCGTCAGCCCGCACTCCCGCAGCAGGTGCCGCGCCTCGGTCGCGCTCGTCACGCGCGACGCCGCCGAGGTCCGGTCGTCCCACACCTGCTGCATCAGCCGCGCGGCCAGGAACAGGGTGTGCCGATCGGACTCGGTCCACTCCGGCGCCATCGGCGAGGACCAGCAGTCCTCCCACCACGACAGCACCGCGGGATGCCAGCCCACGTGGTCGGGCAGGTCCGGGATCGTCGGGTTGCTCACCGGCCGCAGGGTCGCGCGGGTGGTCGTCTTGTTGCGGCGCTGCCGGAGGCCGGCGGGTTTGGAGGCGGCCACGAACACCACCTCCCTCCTGGTGCTGGCGCGCGCCGCGACCCCCGTGGTCGTACGCGGCAGATTGTGCAGAGCGTCCCGCTGCTTGCCTGACCTGGGGCGGGGGGGTCCTACCCCCTGGGGGTAGCGGTTGGGCGCTGGTCAGTGGCCGGCGGTGGGGCGGGCGCGGTCCTGGTTGGTCTTGGTGCGGTGGCAGTGGGGCCAGTTGCGGTCGTGGACGGCGCGGTAGTTGTCGAGTGTGTCGGGTCCGCCCTGGTGCTGTGGCTGGACGTGGTCGACGGTGTCGGCACCTGGTTGGCCGCAGAGGTAGCAGGTCCAGTTGTCGCGTTCGAGGACGTGCTGTCGGTCGCGGTCCCAGTTGGCCGGCCGCTGCCATCCGCTTGGGGTGGACCACGGGTCGGGTTGGCAGTCGGGGCAGTAGCGTGCGCTGCGGATGAGGTTGGTGCAGCCGTGTCCTGGGCAGCGTCGTGGTGCTTTGGGCATGCGGCCCGGCCTAGAGCCAGGGGTGGCCGGTGAGGCGGAGGGCCAGGCGGACGAGGTGCAGGTGCAGCTGGTCGAGCAGTTCGGTGAGGCGGCTACGCATTGGTGTGCCTGGTGGTGGCGATGTGGGGTCCGCGTTCGTCGAGGCGGCAGCCGCTGTCGAGGTGGGCTGCGATGATGACGGCGGTGCTGACGATGGTTTCGGCGGGTGTGGGTAGGGCGGGTTGTGTGGGGTCCAGGCGGCCGATGCCGAGTGCGTCGATGAGGTTCTGTGTGGTGTCGCCTATGGCGATGGTGACGCGGTAGGCGTGCATGGCGCCGAGGGCGAGGTCGCGGCCGGAGCCGATGGCGGCTATGCCGCCGTGGGTGGGGAGTGCTTCGTGTGCGTGGACGAGCCAGATGCGGTTGCGCCAGGCCATGAGGATGTTGCCGTCGAGGCCGGCTCCGTCGTCGTTGTGGGTGACGGGCGGGTTGGCGGTGGCGAGGATCTTGGTGATCGCGGCCGCGGTGGCGTTGGCCCAGTCGTCGACGTACCGGTTGCTGGGTCTTTCGGGCAGGACGAGGTTGCGGCGTAGGAGGGGCAGGATGGCGCCGTGTCCGGAGGCTCCGAAGAGGACGGGTTCGCCTGTGCCGGTGGTGAGTGTGAGGATCTTGGCGGTGCTGGCGCGGAACACGAATGTGCCGTCGTGGGTGGAGGCGGTGTCGCATCCCATGACGACGTGGTCGTCGGTGGCGTAGGCGGCGATGATGGTCACGGCGCCTCGATCCAGTTGCTGCGCTGGACGATTCGGGGTTCGGTGCCGCAGTGTGGGCACCGAACCTGCGGGTCGTGTTCGATCTTCCAGTGGTGGAGGACGTAGGTTGCGCGGGTGGGTCCGTCGTCGACGGTGACGTACCGCTGCTCCAGTGTTGCGGCTGCCTTGGTGAGCCATTTGAACGCGGGATGGCCTTGCGGGATCACGATTTCGAGCCGGTTGCCCGGCAGTTCGGTGACGGCGTGGTCGACGTCGCCGTAGTACTCCATTACGCCGTTCCAGAGGCGGATGAGTCGCGTGCTGGTCATCGGCGCAGCTCCGGGCGCAGGAGGTGGTCGAGTTCGGCGCGGCGGCTAGCGGCTCGGGTGGCTGCGTCGAGGTCGGTGACCGTGATGTGGTGGGCGTGCAGCTGCTGCTCGGCGGTGCGGGCGCGGCGTTGCCAGTGGCGGAGGTTGACGTGGAGCGCGCCGACTGCGGTGAGTGCGGCGGCGGCGATGAGGGTGTCCCAGCGCCAGTCGCCGCTGATGAGGCCGCCGACGATCTGGAGGATCAGGGTCAGGGTGCCGTAGCCGATGGCTGCGAGGGCGGCGAGGGCGGCGATGCTGGCGAGGCCGCGCGCGAGTTCGTGTTCGCTCACCAGGTCCACCAGCCGATCGGGGCGTGGTATTCCAGGGTGCGGATGGGTGTGCAGCGCCATGTGTTGATGAGCGCGGCGAGGCAGCAGTCGAGCATCGGGAGGTTCCTCTCGGGTGGGTGGGGGTGGTGAGCAAGCCCGCCAGGGGTCGAACCTGGACCGGCGGCTTTGGAGACCGCTGCTCTGCCGGTTGAGCTACGGGCCTAGGGGTTCGCAGCGCGCAGCAGACCCGCCCACACTTCGACGCAATGGGCTTGCGGGGCCGAGCGATGTCGGCCCGTTGGGGTGCTTTGCCGGCCCTCCCGAGGCGGGCGTTTCACGCGCTGCGAACGATCGGGGAACCATCCGGGATCCCCGGATGGTTGGGGGTCAGAGGATGGCGCGGATGATGGCGCCGGCGACGTTGAGGAGGGCTTCGCCGACGAGGCCCCAGTCGACGGCGGACGCGACAGCGGACAAGGTGGACAGCATGGGGTTGCTCCTTCGGGTGGTGAGTGGGTGTTCCGTGGCGGCGGCGGGACTCGAACCCGCGACCTTCGGCTTATGAGGCCGTTGCGCTGCCGCTGCGCTACGCCGCGTCGGTTGGTGGGGCCGATTCGATGTCGGCCAGTCGGCGCCGAGCGATGTCGGCGTATTCGGGGGATCCTTCGATGCCGAGGAACCGCCGTCCTTCGAGGATGGCAGCGACGCCGGTGGTTCCGGAGCCGGCGAACGGGTCGAGGATCAGGCCGCCGGGCTGGACAGTGCGCACCAGGTGTCGCATGAGTTCGACGGGCTTGGCGGTGATGTGCTGGCGCTGTCGCCCGGTGGGTCGGGTGATGCTGTACACGCCGGGGAGGCAGGGCGGTTTGTGGTCGGGGCCGAGGACTCCGTGGGAGCCCCAGAGGATGTATTCGGCGCCGTTGGCGAAGCCGGGTTGTGGGCGGGCGCCGGGTTTGGCCCAGACGACGATGCCGCGCCACCGCCAGCCGGCCACCTGGAGTGCGTCGGAGAGCGCGGGGAGCTGGCGCCAGTCGGTGAACGCCAGCAGCTGGCCGCCGGGCCGGGTCAGCCGCAAAGCTTCACCGAGCCAGATCGATGACCAGATGGTGAACGACCGTTGGTCGCGTTGGTCGCCGCCGAAGTCGGGTAGCGCGTGCCCGGACTTGGAGTCGGTGCTGACGTACTTCTGCGCGGCGGTGCGGCTGGTGCGGTCTGCGGCGGTGACGCCGCCGGAGCAGTAGGGCGGGTCAGCGATCACGGCGTCGAATTGGTGCTCGGCGAGCTGGCGCATGGTGGCCAGGGATTCGCCGTGGACGATTCGGGAGGTGCCGATCTCGAGGTGGGTGAGGGTGCTGTCGGCGTTCATGAGCAGCGCCTTCCTGCCGTCAGATGGAGCCCCCGCGGCCCATCTGGGGCACAGAAAAACCGCCACTGTCCCGGACGTGGGCACGGGTCGTCAGCAGCGGTTTCTGGTGCAAGGGTAACTCAGATTCCCGTGTAGGTGTGCAATCTGTACACCTACACGGGCCGGAAACCGTGCACATGAGTGAGGGCCCGCCGTAGTGGCGGGCCCTCTTACGGGCTGTAGGCGGTCGGGTCGAAGAACTGCCAGCCGAGGTTTTCGTCGAACATGTGCTGTGTGCCTTCCTGGTCAGAGTGCGGTGGCGACGAGGCGGGCGAGGGCGTCCTCGTCGAGGACCCAGGCACCGGGCTGCCCGAGTCGGTTGAGGGTGTCGGGGTCGTGGCGGGTCGGGCGCGACGCCCGGCCGCCGCTGATGAGGGGCAGCTCCATCTCGCGGGTGGTGACGGTGGCCGGCTCGTCGAGCCAGTCGGCCCCGAAGTGGCGGGCCTGGTCGGCGGTGGTGAGGAGGTCGCGCACGCGGCCGGGGATGGCGTCCTCGTGCCAGCGGGCGCGCACGCGTCCGACGGTGACGGTGCGCTCCTCCAGGCCGTCGTCCTGCTGGGCGCTGAAATCGGCCAGGACGACGGGGACGCCGCCGCGGGCGAGGTGCCATGCGGTGGTGCGGTCGCGGACGGTGGCCCAGCCGCGGGCGTGCATGGCGTCGACGACCCGCGCCCAGGTGGCGTCGCCGACACCGGCGCCGCGCAGGTACACGGTCGGGGTCGGTGCGGGAGCGGCGGGTGCGCTGCCGTCCTCGCTGCGCCCCAGGATGCGGGTGATGCGGTCGCGGCTCTGGCTGCCAAGGGCGCGCGCGGCCGCGCGGTGGGACAGCGGTCCGACCGGCTGGACGGAGTCGCGGACTGCGGCAGCGAAAGCGGCCTCGGCGTCGAGGACTGCCTGCTGGGCGGCTTGGATGCGCTGCGCGGCAGCTACTTTCGGGTCGTCATACTCCTCACCCTGCGCCTGAGCGACGAGCCACGCGACCTGATCGTCGGGTGCGTCGATCTCCAGGTAGGGGAGGCCGTTGAGCTCGGCGCTCCACAGCTCCTCGGGCACGACAATGGCGTAGGTATCGGTGTCAGCGTTGTCCCACGCGCCGTGTTCGTCCAGGAACGATACGACTTCAGGCGATTCGAGGGCGGGTATGCCCTCGACAGCGAGACCGTACTCGACGCCGGGGGCGTCGGTGGTGGTGTTGAGTACCACGATGGTGATGGTCATGATGCCTTCCTGGGTTCGGTGGGATCACACGCACTCGGTGCAGCGGCCGCGCCGGTCGAGCGGCTGGCCGCAGTAGTGGCAGCGGCCGGTCGCGGCCGGGGCGGGCAGGCCCATGAGGTCGGCGACGCGCATCGCCTGCCGATCGCGGGTCGCCGGGCGCTTGGCCGGCGCGGGCTGCACGGCTGCGGGTTTCGCGGCCTGGCGCGCCTTGGCGGCGGCCTGGCGGGCGGACAGGGTCGCGTACTCGCCGGAGCGCTTGAGGGTGATGTGCTCGGCCGCGGACTGCTCGGCGTCGGCCCGCTTCCACAAGCCGCCCCACGTGCTGACCCCGCCCCAGGGGTCGGTCACGCGCACGGAGAACGGCGCGTCAGCCATCCGCCCGGCGCGCTGCCGCTTCTCGGTGATCTCGACGTCGAACTCTTCGGCGGGCGGGGCGTCTGCGATCTCGACGGTGGGGGCGACACCGGTGGAGGTGATGCGCTCGATGATCTCGCGGGCCTCGGTGGCGTCGGCGGTGACGTAGTGGCCGCCGTCGGGGTGGGTGATCGTCCAGGTGGTCATCGGGTGCTCCGATCTCGGGTGAGGGACCATCTCCCTCTCGGTACGGTAACCATACCACTGGCACGGTCAACTCACAAGTGGCACGTTCGCAGTTCCAGTGGTACGATTACCGTACCGCCAACGAACAGGGAGCCCGAGATGACCACCATCACCGCCGCCGAGACCGCCATCCTCCGCGCCCTGGCGGCCCAGCTCGTCGAGCTCACCACCACCGAGGTCACCCGGATCGCGGGCGCCGCGCTCACCACCGCTCGCCGGGTCAAGCTGGCCGCGGCCCGCCTGATCCACTCCGTGCGCGTGGGCCGCACCTACCTGCACCTGATCACCGACGACGGCGCCGCGTTGATCCAGGGCCTGGACGCCGCCGCGATGCCCGCCGACCGCACCGAGGCCGCGATCCGCGCCGCTTACGCCGCGCTGGGCGGGGGCGCGGTGGCGCTGGCGGATCTGCGGGATCGGGTGGCCGCGCCCCGCGCCGAGGTTGACGCCGCCCTGGCCCGCCTCGCCCGCGCCGGTGCGCACGTCCGCTCCGAGGCCGACCAGAAGACGCTGACCGACCGGGACCACGCGGCGGCGGTGGTGCTGGGCGGGACGGCTCGCCACACCCTGCTGATCGCGGGGTGACCCGCGCAGGACAACTGCCCCTGGCCCGGAGGTCCGGCCAGGGGCAGTATCGGTACTTAACGAAACGAATTATCTGGTGCGGCCCTGGACGACGGCCGCGATGAGTTCGGGCGTGCAGCCCACCGCGCGCGCCAACGCAGGGTAGGTCCAGCGATCGGGGTCGGTCGCCCGCAACTGCCGGATGAGGCGGTTGCGGGCGGCGACGTGCTGCGCGGCCTGCTGCTTGCTGATCCCGGCCGCCTGGTGGTGTTCTCGCGCCTGTTGCGCGCGGATGTCCATGCTCAACCTCGCGCGAAGTCGGCCAGCAGCGTCGGGACAGCGGCGTCGAACCCAGCGACGTCGAGCATGCCCGCGTCGTCGGGGTCGGCGATGCTGAACCCGGTAGAGGTCATACCGACCACCACCAGCTTCGCGTTCGGGTTCACCTCGCGGCGGTAGCGGGCCAGCGCCTGGTGCGGGTGCACCGAACCCGACCAGGTCTCGCTGTCGGTGTAGATGGAGAACACGTCCACCTCGAGGCGCTTGTCGAGCGCGTACAGCATCGGCAGGGCGCAGTCGGTGCGGCCGAACGGCAGGTTAGAGGTGGTGCGCATGACGTCGTCCAGGCGCTGCCGCGGGCTGATCGAGAGCTCGGAGAGCCCGGTCATCCGGCGCTGGGCGAGCCCGATGGTCGCGCCGGAGAACCCGACGAGCTGGTGGAACGGCTCGGTGCGGGCGGTGACCATCGCGATCGCGGCCGAGGCCTCGCGCGCGCTGAGCGGCATCCCCGAGATCGGCGCCATCATCGACCCGGACACGTCCAGCGCGAGCAGGTGCCGGACGCGGGTCGGCTCGACAGCGTCGAACGCGGCATAGAACGCGGCGTCGAGCGCGTCGACGATCGGCGCCGACGGCGACCACGTGTTGGTGCCGCGGGCCGCGCGGCCGGCCGCGTAGGTGCGCAGCGCGACGAGCACGTTCACGGGGTGCACGCGCGCCTTCCGCAGTCGGTCGCTGTCGGCGAGCTGGCCGGCCACCTGGCGGGTCCGGCCGCCGAGGGGTGCGAGGAGGCCGAGGTTGGTGAGACGGGGCAGCTGCCGCATCAGCGCCGTCTGCGGGATCCCGTTGTCCAGCAGCGCTTCCCACACGGCGGGAGTGTTGAGCGCGGTGTCGGGCAGCATCTCCCACGTGAGCCGGTACTCGCGCACCAGGTTCGGCAGGTCGGTGACCGGGGTGGTCTGGGCGCGCTGGAAGCCCTCGACGAGGCGCAGCCCGTCCAGCGATGCGCCGCGTCCACATGCCCAGTCGAACAGCCGCTTGCGGGCGGGATCGTCGGTAGCGGGGTGGGCCAGGCGGAGCAGGTCGCGATGGGACCAGCCTTCGCGCTGCCGGTACTTGACCATCTGGTAGGCGACGTCGTCGACGGAGACAGGTGGGTGCCGGTGCGGGCGACCAGCGGCAGCGCGTCCAGTGCGGCGCGGCGGCCGTCGACGTCGCCGAGGGAGGCGGCCGCGGCGAGCGCGAACAGTGCGGGGTTCTGCTTGGGCGCGCGGCCGGAGGTGGAGATCGTGACGATCTCGGCGACGAGGTCCGCGGTACGGTTCCGGGCGAACTCCAGGGTGACTTCGCCGTTGTCCTTGGTGAGTTCCTTGTCGCCGACGTAATAGGTGCCGCCCTCGGTGCCGAGGGTGAGGAATCGGCGGAGCCGCACTGCCGGGGTGACCTGGAAGGTGTAGCCGCCGGCGTTGTTGCGGGCCTGGCGGGGGTCGGCCTGCTCGTTCTGCGGAGTGGTGCGGGTATTGATTCCGGCCAGGATGTCGCTCATCTCGTCCTCGTCTCGGCCCCCGATAGGGGGCGTGTCGTAGGTTTTCGCGAGGGAGAACGGGCGTGTGTGTCTACCGGGTTTGATCTCCCCAAAAGATAACCGGCAGAGTCCGGCCCGTTTCCGTTCGCGAGGTGCAGGAAGCGGAAGTACGGGCGTGGCATGCCGACCGGGGTTAGCGCTCTAGGCCGCTTGAGCTACAGCACCTTTCGGTACCGGCGGGATTCGAACCCGCGTCCTCTCCATTAGAAGTGGTAACCGACCGTCTCCGGCCCGCACCACCGCTTCCTGCTGAGCGATTCGGAGGTGGGCGGTCGTGTTATGCCAACCGGGTTTTAGGTGCTCTGCCAAGCTGAGCTACACCCCGTCTTCCGACGGGGTGACGGGATTTGAACCCGCGACCACCCGCTCCTCATGCGATAACCGGCCGTCTCCGGCCCGCCCACACATCCGAACTGCTTACGTCGGGACTGTAAGCAGTTACAGCGATCGCGGCAAACCACTTTCCTGGACACCTCCTGTTGTCAGGAGGCTTTCCGGTGCCACCAGGACTCGTAGGTGTCGGTCAGCCACCGGTCTATCGCGGCGCGGTCCGGATGCGGCGGCAGGTCGGAGGACTCGGCGAGTTCGTCGAGTCGGGTGAGGAGTTCGGTCGCGCGGTCGAGCGCCTGTTCCTGGGTGTGCTCACCGCGGCGCAGTTCGGCGAGCCAGGTACGGTCCGGCTCCGGGATGGGCAGGGTGATGCGGCCGGCGGTGAGCAGCTCCACGCCCTGCAAACCGAGGCGCACCATGTGGTACGCGAATTTCGTGTCGAAGCCGCACACGTCGACGAGCTCGGGACGGTTGGTGTGCTTCTTGGACTTTCGGCCGAGCAGCTGGTCGCGCTGCCTGACGAGGTAGCCGGCGAACCGGGCGGCGGCCTGGCGGGAGATGAACCGCTCCGGATGCGCCTGGATGTCGGCGCCGATGTCGCTCGTGACGGCGAGATCGTGCGGAGGCAGGAACATCAGCAGCAGGATGGTGGGGTTGCCCTGGGCGGCGAGGCGCGCCCACTTGCGCAGGCTGTAGATGGTCAGGTCGAGGTCGCCGGGCCCGGACCGGACGCCGGTCGGCCGGGTCCGGTACTGGTATTGCTCGAACGCGCTGATGCCGATGACGTGGGTGGGCGGTTCGATGCACACGCCCATTTCGTCGCGGTCGGCGGCGCCGGTGCTGACACCGTGCACGCTGGACCCGTATTCGCCTCGGAGGACGGTGTTTTCGAGGGCGATGCGGCGGGCTTCGCTGCTGGAGTGCGGGTTGCCGGTCATGCTGCGGGGTTGCCTTTCTGGTTCTGGCGCAGGGCCAGGGCGAGCGCGTCACCGAGGCGGTAGACGGCGACGTCGGCGGCGGAGATGCGGTGGTCGGTGATCCGGGCCCGGCCGTCGTTCTCGATGTGCTGCCAGCCGCGGGGTTCGAGGCGACGCGATTTGTGGGCCCAGTGGTAGAGGGTGCGTTTCGGGATCGGCGCGCCGATGGCGGCGGTGACGCGGACGAGGTCGGCGACGGTGTAGAGCTGCTGCTCGGCGGCCGCGCGGGCGGCGGCTTCGATCTGGGCGACTTCGTACTGGGTGCGGCAGCGGCCGCACCGCACCCAGGTCGCCACGCGCCCGTTGTCCTCGACGACGGCGCGCAGCGGGTGCCCGCACACGAGACCCTGCCGGTCCAGCACCGCCTCGCAGGCACCGAGGTAGCGGCGCTCCACCCTCCGATCGATGAACACCTCGACCGCGCGGGCCGCTCCTATGACGTCGGAGTAGATCTGTTCGGCGTAGTCGTTGGCGCGCAACAGATCCGGGTGCAGGGCCAGCCAGGCGGCGGCGCGGGCCGTCGCGTCGGGCAGGGCGGGCGGCAGTGCGGCCGCGGAGCGGTCCGCGACCACGGGGCCGCGGAGCTCGGTGGCCACCTCGATCAGGTACGGGTCGTCGAGGTCCACCTGGAGGCGGTGTTCCTGGGAGATGACGCGCGTCCAGGTCGTGATCGCGGTGACGAGGCGCCGGCGAGCCCGGTCGCCTTCGAGGACGGTGCCGCGGCCGCGGGCGGGACGTACCGGCAGCGGTGCTTCGGCGGAGCGGCCGCCGACGTGGCCGGAGGTCATGCGGGCCAGGCCGGCGCGGGTGATGTCCCACTCGGCCAGGAGCGCGGGGACCTGGTGCAGGTCAGCGACGATGGCGAGGCCACACTCGCCGCAGAGGGGTGCGCTGTCGCCGACAGGCCGCGAGCAGACACGGCACTCGGGCGCGCTCACCTCGCACCGCCACGATCATCGCCGTCAGGGCGGAGCATCCGGCGCACCCACGCCTCGCCCTCGCGGCGAGGTCCCTCGCTCGACGGCGTGAGCCCGTTATCCGGCGGCCCGGCCACCCACAGCATGCCGGAGCAGGGATCCGGGTCACCGGGGAACCATCTCGGGAACGTGACCGACGTGTAGGCGCTGACGCCCCACGGGAGGGCGAGGCGCCGGGCGGACTCCCCCACTGGCAGCTGCAGTCGCGGCGGCCGGTAGAACCACGGCAGCTCGGTGTCCGTTGGCAGCAGGGAGACGAATCCGGCGTAGTCCGTGAAGGTTTCGCCGCACATAGGGCAAGTGGCGTATCCGAAGTGGCCGACGACGACGGCGAATCGGTCACGGGCGGCCTGTACGCAGGCGTCGCACTGGTGCCCGGTGGTGCATCCGTGCTGGTCGTACCGGATGGTGGCTGGGTGGTATTCGAGTCCGTGGGTGGCCGTGTCGTTGCAGGCGGGGTGGTCGTAGAGGCTGTCTCGTGCTTGCTCGGCTGTGATGTTGTCGATCAGGGCCAGGCACTTGTCCAGGATTTCTCGGGCGAGTTCGGTCGTCAATCGTCAGTCCTCCTCGGGCACGGCGCAGTCGTGGGCGAACTGGTGGTCGGCGCAGTAGTAGTTGCCGCAGCCCGGTTCGTCAGGGTCGCGGTGACCGTCCGGGTTGCGGCCGCACAGGTGGCCGAGCCCTCGGTCGATCTGAGCCTGGCAGCCAGGATGATCGCACGCGGCTTCGACGGCGTACCCGGCCATGCGGCCGTCGGGGAGCTCGTATCTGGCGTATCCCACGGGGTCAGTCCTTCCAGGTGACTTCCAGCCAGAGCGCGCCGGGTAGGCCCTTCGCTGCTGGCGGGTGGATGATCGGTTCCGGTTTCGCCATCCAGCGCGGGATGTCGTCGGGCACCATCCCGTAGCCGGGGTGCTTCGCGGTGCCGGCGGCGAGGGCGTCGCAGATCGGTTTCAGGGTCGCGACGAGGTTGTCGGTGTCGCGGCGGCCGTTGTCGCGGGGCCGGTAGTGCAGTTGCACGGTGACGTGCGCGACGCCGCGCGGGAGGCGGGCGGCGGTGGCGAGTGTGTGCGTGGTTTGGCGCACCTCGCGGACAATCCGTGCCTTGGCGAGCGCCGCACCGCGTGTGAAACCTCGGTCGTTCATCGACAGCGGGGGCCGCGTCCACGGCAAGTCGATGCGGGTCACCGGTCGGCCTCCCGCCAGGAGGTGACATAGCGGCGGACGATGGTGAGCGGTGGTGCCGGGTAGTAGGCGGCGGCGTGCTGGCGGAGGGCTGTCTCGTGCGGGCTGGTGACGATCATCTCGACGTGGCGAGGGCTGCTGCTGTCGTTGCGGCCGCCCCACTCCACAGCGGTGGGCAGGAGGCCAGCGTCCGCGAGCGCGGTCACGATCCGTTCGGCGCGGGCGCGGTGCGCGAGCTGCATCACCCACTCCAAGCTGGCCCAGCGCATCCCCGTGATGCCGCGGCTCTCCGACCATTGGAGGAACAGGCTCTCGGCGATCACCTCGGCGGCGTGGGCGCGGATCTCGTCGGCGGGCTCAGGCATGGTGCTCCATCCTGTTCGGGCAGGTGATGCCGGTTTCGGAGGTCCAGGTGTTGGGGTGCCCGCAGGTGGAGCAGACACCGAAGAACCCGTGCTGGATATGTTCGGTGAGGACCCAGCGCGTCGCCTCAGTGGCGCCGTGGCGGAGTTCAGGGCGGTCGCGTTCCCGATCGGGGAGCGCCCACCGACCGAACGGCTCAGGCGCGGCGGCAGACTCAGGAGCCATGGGACATCCCCTCCCAGGCTCGGTCATAGTCGTCGGCCATGTACCACAGCGGGCAGCCCGGCACTCTCGGGCCGACCTGGATGCCGTCGGTGACCACGACCCTGATGCCGTCCGGGGTGTGGTTCCAGTAGCCGCCGAACGCGAGTGGCGCGGTGTCGCGGTGAATCTCGTCTGCGAAGTCGCGCAGGTGGCGGGCTATCCGCGCCCGCCACCGGTCAGGTATCCGCGCGTACGCGGCGCACAGGCACGGCCGCCCGAGCGCGGCGCGCCCCTTGCACACCTCGGCGCGGTAGAGGTGGGCGGCGCGGCGGTGGGTCTGATCAGGCATCGGGGTACTCCCAGGTGACCAGCTTGGGATGCCAGTAGCCCTCGGAGTCCACGGACTCGCAGAACTGGCGGAGGTCGGCCCTGGCTACGGTCGCGTACCACGCGCCCGGCGGGTACGCGCCGGGCCGGAAGCCCTCCCGCACCATGACCCTCTGCCGGTCCCAGTGGTGGGAGCCGATCCACGAGGATGACCCCCACTCATCGGCACGGTCGAACCGGTCGGGGTGGGCGTGCTCGTAACCGGCCTCCAGCTCGGCGCGGGTGCCCCACTGGATCGGGGCGTCCACGACGGAGGAGTAGACGACGTAGAAGTCCTCGTCGCGGCTGGGTTTGATGATCGTGTGTCCCATCAGGGCTCCTCTCGTTTGGCGTCCTGCGGATCCCACAGGAGTTCGATGGGGAGGTCGACCCGCTCGAATCGGGGCAGGTCGAGGTCGAAGCAGCAGTCGCCGTTCGGGTCGATCCACCCGTCCGACGTCCGCTGATAGATCTGGCCGGAGGAGACCTGCTTGACGAAACTCCCCACGGGTAGCGCGTCCTGCTCCTCGAGCGTCACGATCACGCGGACGGGCCGCCAAACAGAGGCTGCGTCGGCCGCGTTCTGATTGCCTTGCAATGCGATTCGCTCACCGGCCGCGCGGAACAGGACGTGCAACCATTCGCTGCTGTCGGTTGTGGCGACCTCGGTGATGTAGCCGTGCCGCATCGCGATCAGATCTGCCTGCGCCCTGTTGGCGGTGCGGATCGTGGCGGCGACGTCGTCCCACGATCCGGCGAGTCGGTTGTCGAGCGCACCCATCTCCCAGCCCGCGGTATAGGACTCGTCGTCGTGCGGGCCGCCCGCTGATACGACGGTCACGAACGGCATCACCAGGCCGTACCCATCGGTCTCTTCAGGCATTGCGGTCCTCTCGGTCGGCGCGCGCGATCGCCTCGGCGGCGCGCGCGCTGATGTGGCCGGTGCTGGTGTCGGCCTGGGCGGGGCGGGGCCGGTGGATGGGGCAGGCGCGCATCACGTCGGCGTCGTCGGGGGTGAGCCAGCCACGGCGGCAGTCGTAGGGGCAGCGGTCTGGGATGTCGTCGCCGGTGCGGTCGAGGGTCATCAGTCCACCTCCGTCGCCCGGGCGGGCTCCCAGCCGCCGCCGGGGCGGGACTGGACCGCCTCCGCGATGTGGTCTCCACCGGCGAGGTGTGCGGTGAGGGCGTGGTCGATGGCGGACTGCGCGGTGGGGTGGATGTGGTAATCGATCTGCCCGTCCACGTGCTCGACGCGCACGGCGTACTCGACGGCGTCTGTGCGGTCCGCTTCGTCTGTGCGGTGCACAGACGGGTCGGGCTGTACAGACGCCTCCTCGGGTGTCCACAGAACGGTGACGACACGGTGCAGGCGGAGCAGCTCGGCGCTCCACCGCTGCGCCCCGCTCCCAGAGATGCACCAGACCACGTGCCCGCTGTCGTCCACCCGAGTGGACTG